GTTGCACCTTTAATTCCTACATAATTACTTCCATTGCTATCAGCTTCAAAGAAACGAACTTCTTTATCGTTATCTACTTGAAGATGTCCAGTCATTAAACTGCTTCCATCTTTAAGCAAAGCAGCATCAGCAGTTACCTGTGCAGCATCAGCAGCATCTTTAGCTGTCTTAACAGCAGCAGGAGTAGCGGCAGTAGTTGTGCTTGTGCTATCTGCTGCGTTTGTTAATTGAAGAACACCGACTGCACTTGTCGTTCCAGTGGCAATCTTTGTTCCTGTTATTGAAGCCGATCCAGATATATCATCATCAACAATTACACCACTTTCAATTGAAGTCAGGCCAGCATTATTTATGCTTATGTCTCCTGTAACAGCTACTGCTGCTGCGACTGAAGGGCTAGCACCATTACCTACAAGAAGATAACCACTTGCTACTGAGGCTAATTTGCTATATGCAATTGCAGCGTCACTCTTAATATCTACGTTCTGGATCGTGTCATTAGCAATCATCGTTCCAGTGACAGTTCCAGTATCTCCAGTCGTAATTACTGTTCCAGTTATATTTGGCAGCGTAATGGTTTTGTCTGATGTTGTTGGGTTAGTAACTGTTAATGTCGTTTCAAACGCATCATCACTTCCTGTTCCTTCAAAAACGAGACTTCCATTGACCCCAATCAATAATTCACCAGTAATCTCACCACCAGCTTTTGCTAATTTTTCTGATTCAATTTCTTGAAGTGCATCTTGGACATTAGTAGATGAGATTTGTCCGTAAGGTGTAAAAGTAATATTGCTTGCAACTTGTCCTGCAACTGTTTGTGAAAGATCGACTTCATTCCATGATGATCCAGTGGAGTTTGTAACTCCAAGAATGTAATCAGGAGGAGCAAGAGCAACAACTGGAGCTGGAGCTGAAGGCGTTCCAGAAGTAGAAACTACAACATATACACCATCAACTGTTGCTGAAGGTGTAGGCAAGTTAGATCCAACTGCTAAACCAGCCGCAATTCCTGCGCTGGTTGTACTCACCATTTTCGATGTTGTTGCGTTAAAAGTTCCACCAAAAACAAGACTTCCTTTCGTTAATGTCGTTATTGCTTGCCAAGCATTTCCATCCCAGATAAAACAATCTTCTGATACGGTGTCAAATAGAAGTTGTCCATTAAATTGTGCAGTTGGGTAAGTTCCAGTTTGTTGAATTGACTGAAATAAGGCCGTTGAAGCATTCGTTAATTTTGTTCCGTCAATTGACTTTCCAATCCTTGCCGCATCAATAGTTCCAGTTGTTATTTTACTAGCAGCAAGATCAGGAACTAAAGCTGCCGTTAAACCTGCACCTGCCGTTACAACACCTTTTGTATCTACAGTTACTGACTGATAAGTTCCTACCCCTACTCCAGTCGTTGAAGTAATTAAATTGCCCGATCCATCGACGGTTAAGCCGCCTCCAGACGTTATCTGAACTCCACCTTTCGCTGATGTCGTAGCTGTAGGTAAATCTCCAGCAGCGAGAGTAGAGCTACCTGTAATTTGTCCTTGAGCGTTATATGTAACCTTTACTGCACCAGCAGTATTAGCAGTAATGCTATTTGTAATTGATAAAGCACCAGCCGCCGTAACACTTAAACCAGCCCCGACAGAAACACCGCCAATAGCTGAAGTTGTAGCTTTTGGTAGATCAGCAGCCGCAAGATCTGCCGTCCCAGTAATCAATCCTTCTGCGTTATAACTAATTCCAGATTTAGTTGATGCTCCCCCGCTAACAGCGTTATTAATTCCTAAATTTCCACTTGCTACATTTAATGAACGATCAAGATTAGAAGTATTTAACTTAGTTGGCGTAATGCTTGCATCTCTTATCTTTGTTGCACCGTCTAAGCCTGTAGTAGCAGAAGTTGATGTCTCAACTTTATCGTTTGTAATTGCTCCATTTTGAACAGCTCCAGTATCAACAGCGTTATTCGCAAGCTCCGAATCTGTTACGGAATCTTCATCTAGTTGAAGTGAAGTTATACTCCCTGAAACTAATTTAGCAGCCGCAATACTTCCTGCTAACTGTGTATTAGTAATTGTCCCAACCAATGCCGAGGTTGGGTAATGAGTTGCATCACTTAAATTAAATGCAGGCGTGGCGTCAGTCGTGCCAAGGGTTATAACTACTCCTCCGATAGTTGCGGACGAAGAAGCAAGTTTAGAAACATCTATTGATCCTGCAAGTTGAGCATTTGTGATAGTACCTGTTAAAGAAGAGGCAGGGTAATTAGTAGCGTCTGTTAAGTTAAAAGCAGGAGTAGGATCTGAAGCTCCTAATGCAATATTTACAGTACCTAATGTTACGGAAGAATTTGTTAACTTTGCATTTTCTATCGATCCAGCTAATTGAGTATTAGTAATCGTACCAACTAAAGCAGAAGTCGGATAACCTGTTGCATCAGTTAAATTAAAGGCTGGAGTAGCGTCTGTACCGCCAAGAGATACTGAAACGCTGCCAAGAGAAATAGCTGAACCCGTTAATTTGGAGACATCAATTGATCCTGCTAATTGTGCATTAGTAATTGTTCCCACAAGTTCTGTTGTCTTATACCCAGTGGCGTCCGTAAGGTTGAACGCTGGAGTTGCATCCGTTTCTCCAAGATTTAATGAAACACTTCCAAAGGAAACAGAAGAGTTAGAAAGCTTACTATTGACTATTGATCCCGCTAATTGAGCATTAGTTATCGTCCCATTTAAAGATGATGCAGGGTAGCTAGTTGCACTAGACAAATTAAATGCTGGAGTTGCAGACGTTCCACCAAGGGCTATTGATACACCGCCTAAAGAAATAGTTGAATTAGCTAGTTTTACATTTGTTACTGCACCACCTTGGATTGCTCCAGTTGCTACTTGATCTGTTCCTAGTGTTCCAATCTTTGCTGCTGGAATCGAAGTGTCATCAATAAAGGTAAGTCCCGCTTCAATTAAATCTTTAACTGTTACCTTTTTTGTTTCACTAGCACTAATATCTGCAATGGCTAATGGGTCTGTCGCCGCTACACCTGCTTCTGCTAACGCTGGCAAATTGCTAATTTCAAGATCAGGCATTTCCCTTAACTAAGAACCAATGCCTCTATATTACGGCTGATCGAGCAATATGGGACTTTGATTTTCTTGAAGAATCTTATTCTCATCTTCCTGTAACAAGTATCCAGGGGTCGCTCCTGTATTTAAAGTAATCACATCATTCGTTATAAATTCAATTCTCGTTGTTATTTCTTGGCTCGCAGAAACACTAACAGCAACATTTGTCACGACACATCTAGCTTCGTACCAAACAGTGTGAATAATAGAGTTGGGGTCTTTGTAAACATAAAAACGTCCATCAAAATCAGCTCCCTGCTGAAGACGGATAATTAATTGAGCAAGGTAAAAAGGAAATTCTGGATCTTGAACAGCAGTATTATCAGCCAAATCTGAGCTGTGCTCCCACAAACAACTTAAAGTTCCCTGACCACTAATTAACCCTGCTTCATATTGCTTTTTAAACTGAGCACCTAAGGGAGTTAAATCTATTTGATCTCTGTTAGTAGTAATTTCAAAATCTTGTACTCTGGCTAAATGTCTAAACCTAGAATTAACAGTTTGAAGTGTTACTTGTTTTGCTGCACTAGGAGTAACAAGTGTTAAAGCATCTGCCTGTCTTCCTGTGATAGCAGCCGCAAACGTAGTAAATAATCTAAGTCCACCCATCTTATCGACGTAAATATACCAATTCCCATCTGGATGGTTATGACCGCTAACAAGTTCTAACGTACTACCATCAACTGTCGCAATCTCTACACGATCTCCAGTAATTAATGATCCAGAAGCCCTGTCAATTGAAAACCTTTTAAGTGTTGTATTTACGTCATTCGGATCTAACTTTGTTTGGATAGGAGACGACAAAGTATCCCTGCGGATTTCTACATCGCCATTTTGTCCAAAATAGACAGCCATTCTAATCTACAAAGTTTGTAAGTTCTTGAGGTGCTCCGTTGGCTTCCCAATTAAAGTCAACAGAAGAAATCTCTCCTACAGAACTACTCATTGAAACGCCTGTTATAAAGATTGAAAAGACTATATCTCTCGCATTTGTATCAGTAGTACCTTGATTAAGCCGAAGTCTTAGCTTTAATTCGCCTGATTCTTCATTGGTTGCATCACCACCTCCATTTCCGACTTTTATTGATTCCTTTAAGAGTTCCGCAACATTAGGAGCACCTGTACCACTTGACGTGTAGTAAAAAAGTCTGCAAGATCCTGAGTAAGATCTAATACCTGCCTTAAGAATCCTGTCAGTATCTCCCATCGACGTAGCTTCCAGCACAGACATGGATTGAGAAAAACTCCAACTTTGGACTTGTCCAATTTCTTTTTGTGAGAAGGCAGGACTTCCTGTCCCATCAGTTTTTGACAAGAGCAACTTTCCATCTTTACCACTGTAATAATTTCCCACAACTCTAAATTAAAAACATTACGTTTATTCTACGGTGAATCGAGACAAGCGACAAAAGAACAACTCACATTGCTCAAACCTTTAAAGGTACTTGTTACAGTTGGAGGCCCGGAATAACGCCATTTTAATCCTGGCCCACCTTCTTTCACTATATCTTTAAGACCTTTAGTATTAGGTATATCGTGATTTCCAAGACCTGCAAGTCCATATGTCCCGTCAAAAGATGATCCACGAACTACACTAAAAACTACATAATCCCAATTGCCATTAACACTTTCATAATTTTCAATAATAATGGCAGCTTCTTGATCAGGAATATTAGAAAAACCTAATTGCAATGTTGCATTAACTCTTTTATTCCCATAACGAAGATGTGTCTTTGTACCATCTAACGATTCAAAATCTGTACTTGGATACGTCCCAGGGGAATAACTTCTGGATGTAGGTTTTATTCCTGGGAATGGTCGTGCTGTTGCCATTAGTCGTCCTCAACCTTCCTCAATTATAAAGTGGTTCTGAGTAGGTTCCCATCCTTGTAAGACAATTAATTGGTTTGAATCATTAACAGGAGAATGGCTACCTGCTACTTCTATTAAACCGTCTTCTGTATAAGAAAGACTTTCAACTTTATAAATTCTATTGTTTATTGTCGTATTTCTCACTGTGAATAATTTCCCTTTATGAGTGTCAATACTACTTTGACTATCAAAATCAATATTAGTGGACTCAACATCCTCTGTTCCTGGTTTCCATACATAAACAGGTTGATTCCCTGTTAAATCGTCAATGCTAACAACTTTTCCTTCCAAAGTAATAGCACCATTTTTAAAGCGATTTGTATGAGTTGCTTCTGAAACTAAACGAAAATAATCACCTGGCGTTAAGCTCGCAGTATATTGAGGCGCTGTTTTAAAGGTTAAACCATGATCCACTTCTTTCCTTGTTTTTAATACATACTTAGCAAAATCTGAAGCCTGTTTTTTAGATGTACAAAAGCCTGAAAGGTCAAATGTCTCCACAGGATCATAAGTTGAATCCCTATCCTTAAAATCAAGTGATGAAGCGTAATCATATTCTTTCTTAAGGGTTACAAGTATTGAAACTGTTTCAGGAAATCCATTTTCTTTTTCTTTCCTATAAAGAACATTTGCTTTTGCCATTTGCCGTTCTTCTGGAGCAAGAAAGCTAACTTTTAAATCATTAATATTCCCGTCTGTAAACAGTGTCTTTATATAATTTGTCTCACCTATAGGAACCGCATTTTCATTAAAAATTACTTTTTTATCTGTAACAATATTTACGGCATGATTAATACTATATTCAGTGTTATAAGGAAGTGTTGGGATTAAGCTAAATTTTCCGCCAATAATTGTAAAATCAAGCAGACAGTAGCCAGCATGTTTATAAAGAAATTCTCTTAAATTTATTTTTTCCGTAATAGTTCCATCCCAGAAATATCTATTTTGCTGACAATACCTACCTGCTATTACCATATCTTTAAGTTCAACAGAATCAGAACCAATCAATTCACCAGCGCCAAAATTAGCATCTGTTAATAACGCATAAGCAATCTCAGGGAATAAATTAGTTGCTCTTCGAGGGCCACCACCAACTAAAGGCTCAACCTTAATTCCTTTCTTAAAGTAAGCAGAAAGCTGAGTAAAATTTGACCATTCTTTTGAACTATTCAATACAATCCCTGCATAAGCTAAATCACCATATTGTGTAGCTTGTGAAGTGCCTGTAGAACGTACGAGTTCATTAACGAAACAGATTTCATGCTCTGGGCCGTCTTGATGACTTGATCTGTCTCCGTCATAAGGAGTCCAATCGGATATAACATCCCAAGGATTTAAGTTTTTTTCATTTACTACATTATTGTCTAATGCTCGTGCCACTTTAACTGTTAAACCACCGAAGGCTGGGATACTTACATCACCCGCATTCTCAACTTGAAATGAGAGACCGGTTTCATCGTTACTATAATTTTGGCCACTATTCTTGACCGTCCACTCTACATAGTAGTTATTAGTATCTTCATAGAGCACATTTACATCAACTGTCAATCCGGTACCGGTTCCTCCGGCAACTGAAACGTTACTAAACGTTGTAGGAGTCCTCGTAACTTTATTGTATCTATCAATATAAAATCGACTACTATCATCTATTGGATGAGCGTAATGACCTGCTGAAGTGGTTCTTAAAGTCGCTACATATCTGTGCTCCCCCTCCACTGGATCATCATAAATAAATTCGATATTTTTGTTGCCAGTGCCGGGCTCCATCCACCTCCCCTCGCCTGCAAGCCAGTCACCTGCGCTGGGATGGGTTCCACCATAATAACCAGTCATCAGAATCTTCCCTTTCCACATTAATGTCCATGCCCAAGCCTTAACATTGTTTTTAGTCCACTCGCTATAATAAATAAGAGATTCGGATCCACGACTTCCGTCGTAATGCTGACTATAATTAGGATCTAGTTCCCATGTATATTTATAATTATTACCCTGAATATAATAATTTTCCCCCTCTTCATTATCTAAACGTTCAACGCCTCCAACTCGGTTTATACTTGGGTCGCCTAGATGCCAATGTGAATTATTTAATATGCCAGCCGTTAATTTATATTTATTATCCCCTTTAAATGAAACTTCAAAAAACTTATCTGTTGAATATTCTACAGTAAGCATTTTCATGTCTGATTCCAGACTAGATGCAGTTAAAAGGTTGACCTCGAAATCTCTGTAATTTTTATAAACATGATTACCAGGATAAGGTTTAAATCTATATTCATATTGTCCTACGTCAGGATGTTCTATAGAAATAGTATTGTATTGAAATTCATTCGTATTACCTTTGACTGCGAATAAACCAGACTGCTGAGATGCGTCACGCTTTGTATCTACACCTAGATCTATCCAATCTTCATCTGATCCAACTGGTCTAGTTTGTAATTGAAAAAAACTTATTCTTGTAGCAAAAAGATCCATTCGACCTAATTGAAGTTGAGTCTTATCTTCACGAGCTTTATTTAAAGCGTCTTCAGTAGGTTTACTATTGACATTTGCAAAACTTATTTGTTTAAACACCTTAGATTTGATTCCTATCTCTGTGACTGAACAATTCTTACTATTTGTAATAGTACCAAGTGCTAATCGTTGTATTAAAGAAACCTCATATCCATCTTTTAATTCTCTATTTTCTGTATCAGGTAGAACACCTCTTTGTTGATGATAAACAAGTTTGCCATTCGCTTCAAAAGCCGGTGCTTTTTTGATGACCTTACCGTGGGCATCTGTTATGTCTGGTACCCATTGAGGATTATCTGCATGTAGAGCTAACGCCAACTCATTATTTGACCCATTAATATCTTTTGGAATGACCCCATGATATTGACCACCTGCTTCTGTAATCTTAAACGTATACTCTTTAGCATTTTTATCATCAACGAACCAAGGAGAGGGCCGACTAATGGCTGAACATACTGCAATTGATGTTCCAATCATATAAGACTCACCTTTTGCAATATTCCCATCAATCGTTTCTCTTATTGATATTGTGGCTGTATTAATATCTTCTACTCCATGAGGATCATAATTAAATTTCTCATCCGTTCCGCCAAGATCAGACTGTCTACCATATACTGACCCGGCGAGTATCTGATATTCAACCAGATCACCCACATTAGCGTTAACCGTTCCATCAGATAATTCAACTGATACTGCCTTAGACGCATCTGTCGCTTCTCTAATACCAGCACGAATAGGCCATTTAGCTATTGCTACTTTCTTGCGTTTCCTGAATAGAGCTCGTTTTCCTTCATTTTTTGAATCCTTGGTTTCTCTAAGTAATTCATAAGGCAATCGATAATAATTGCGATTAGGCATTGGAGCGTAAAGACCAAAAGCCGTTTGTGTTGAAGGATTTCTTGCGCTACTTGTATGATTTGATGATACTGGGCTGGCGCCAACGCCAAGCTGAACAGAGAAAGGATCGTCCTTAAATATACCTTCGTCATTATCTAGTTTCGATTCACTGTATTTATCTCCAGACTCCAATCTATTTTTTACGGAGTTACTTCCATCACGAAAATAAAGAGCAACTTTGTCACTGTTATAAGAATCAAGCAACATATCACCGATTGCATAACCTTTATAATCTGGCTCATCTGCAACTTCACCAAGAGAAAACAAAGCCATTGCCTTTAGCTGTTGTAGCTTTCCAAGGCTTAAAAGTTGTGACCAAATAAGTTGTGAATTAACCCTTATACCACCATAAGAGATACCAGCTTCTATTCTTCTATTCGCAAAAACAAGAGGGACGATACTACCTAAAACAGCCAGCTCCTGCAAGGAATTAAAAGAAGATTGAGGAGCAAATCTTTTATTACCTATAGCATCCGCTGTTCTTTGAGAACCACCAGCTTTTTCTTCTTTAGGCTTGGGATCTAATAAATAACCAACTGCTGTTAAAGCAACACCAACAGCTACTTGACCAAGCAAAGTCAAAGTAGTAACACCAGCAACAGTTTTATATAAAGCAAAAGCACCAGCAGCAGCGCCAGCTTGTATATCAGGAATCAAATCATACGCTGCTGGTCTTTCTTTTGACTTAGCCGCTACCTGTTCAACAAATTGCCAATATTCTTCTTCTGTTATTCCAAGGAGGTTGCACAGATCTGCTTCCGTTGGAAGTAACACCCTTCTACCAAAAGGTTGTCTAGCGGACACCAGTTCACCACCGACTCTCCGAATATTTTCTGGTAACTTAGCCATCCATCCTCCCAGAAAGCTGCCATGCCATAACCATCATCTGATTTACATAGACCAATTGTTCCTAGTTTAGGGG